TTAAAATTGTAAAAGATGCTTTTAAATGTGATGAGCTGGTTTATCAATTCACACGGATTGATGTGGAAGATGGCTATCTAAAAACAGGTAGCATGGAAGAGGTAAACGAAACCTGTTCCGATGATTACATAATCGGTGAAGCCGAAAACAGAATGGCTATATCAGCCTCAAATTGTGTTCACAAATGCCCAGCTGAAATGACAGAAGATGAGCGCACTCATTGGAAAGAATGGGGACAGCTAAACGATTTTATCTTTCAATACAAGTGGAAGGAAAAATCAAATGGCTGACCATTGTACATTCTGCGACACGCGGCGCCCAAGCGGCGGCACTAACATTTTAATTCTTGGCGATAACTGGTTGGAGTTTTGCGCTCCATGCGGCGGCAAAGAAATGCTGAAAAACGCTGAGACAGGCGAAGAAAAATCAATTCGTGAAGTGTTTAATCTCACGCAAAACATGGAGGCAAAATAATGCGCGCTTCAGATTACGATGCAATCAATCAGAAGATTATCGACCAGCTAAACAATGGGGTTCGCCCTTGGGTCAAATCACATAACAGCGCTGGCGGGGGGATGCCCCTCCGCTCATGCGGCACGCCATACAGAGGCATGAATACTATTATGCTTTGGATGGCTGAATATGATAACCCGTACTGGCTGACGTTCAATAAAATTAAATCGCTTGGCGGTTCTGTTAAAGGTGAGAAATCACCAGCCAAAGTTATCTATGCCTCGCAAGTAAACAAAGAACGCGAGGATGGTAGCAGAGAAAGATTTGGTTTCCGCAAGCTGACATCTGTATTCAATGCGTCACAGGCAAAAGGATTGCCCGACCATTATTATACCAGAGAAAATATCTTTTCGAATGCTGATGAAAGAGCAGACGAAATAGATGCTTGGGTTGCACATACTGGCGCTGACATTGGCGCCAAAGATGGCACGCCCTGCTATGTGCCAGCTATAGATAAAATCTATATGCCGCACTGGCAAGATTGGAAAGATGCAAACGCATATTACTCCACCCTGTTCCATGAGTTGGCGCACTGGACAGGCTCCAGCGAGCGCCTTGACAGATTGGATATGAAAAACCGCAAGGGGTATGCGTTCGAAGAATTGGTTGCAGAAATTTCTGCCGCCTACCTGATGGCTAATCTCGGCCTGTCTATGACAGTACGAGATGACCATAGCGAATATATAGGCGCTTGGTTATCAGCATTAGATGATGACCACAAATATATATTCGATGCCGCAAGTGCGGCGCAAAAGGCTGTCGATTATCTCTTTGAGATAGTCGCAGTCTCCGAAAACACCAACGTAAAAACAGCATAGAAGGTAAGAAAATCATGCTTAATTTAGCACAGAATAATGTAACGTCTCAAATTCTCCAGCGTATCGAGGAGCGTTTGACACGCATTGAAACCAAACTGCACTGCCTTGATGGTGTAACTGTTGCCCCCAAAGGGCAAGATAATCAGCCTCGTACTAAGCTGGTTATCAATGCTGGCAAAATAGAAGTGGCGCCAGTACAGCTATCAAAGACAGGCTTTGATCGCATTGCAAAAATCTGGGATTTCTTTGGTAAGGATAGTTGGTTTAACACTGACACTGCCGCACAGGTTTTAGATCTAAACACCAAAGATATTCGCAATCTGCTGTATCTAACACGCAACACTGATGGCTGGGAGGTAATCGATAAGGATATGCCGAACACCAAACAGAAGCTTTATAAGATTGCGAGGGTATCAGCATGAACGCGCAACTTATAAAAGAATTTTCTCAACTGCCACAGGCAATAACAACAATAGATGTTGTCCTGCTGGGCGAAGTGCTAGGCCGCAATCTATGGCCTAGCGAATACGCTCAGGTGCTGGACGTTATCTTTGCTGGAAATGACACCGCCAAAGCTACCGCAAAAGCGGCGGCGGATGTCATTTGCGAGCGCAAACTTAATGAGATGGAGGAAGAGTATGAACACTCCCGCACTTTCTCTGCTTAAATCTATGTCGTATCAAGAAGCGTTTGAATTAGTGCATCAAACTGTTGAGTTAGATGCCCAGCGTTCAGAACGTGATGCAAAATATTTCGAGAATGAAATAGATAACGACCCTGATTTCTCAGCATCGCATGCCGCAAAAACAAGTAGGCTGAAAGCTTCTAAATTAAGAGAAGCATTCGCCGTACTTGCTCGCGGATACTAATCTTAATCGTGCAGGTTTCTAATGACCTGCACGACCAACCCTTTTATTTCTAAATCTTTAGCGGCATAAACAATACTATCAGAAATGAATTTGTTTTTCTCTGATGTCGCACGCAACACTAAAAATTTATCGTCTTGAATAGCAACAACAGTATCACCAGCCTCATAAGCTTTGTGATTTCGTTTTACTACCAAGATGTCATCAACAGACATTTGAAAATCTGGCCAGGCTACACCTAATTTGTAAGCCTCAACCTCACCTTTAACGCCCCACACAGATATAACCCCTAATCGATTACGCTCAGTATCGTAGAGCGCTACAGCATTCACTTCCCCCTGCTGTATCGTTTGATGTGTAAAGCTTGGTGCTGTTCCTGCAACCAACGCAAGCTTCGCTATAGTTCTCGCAGATGGGCAGTGTGCCGCATCCTTTAAAAAGCGAGTAATGTTAGTGGAAGAAGTTCCAGCTAACGAAGCCCAGCGATTAGCTGACCAACCGTTTTTGTCCATAACTTGGCGCATCCATACCCTGATGCCCCGCACCTCTACGGATTCCATTTGATTGTCCTGCATTAATTGGTGGCGATAAAGTACCGCACGATGATAGTTTTCTATGCATTCTTATACTGAATGCACGCTGACTAGCCCTTATCTTGGGTCTAAAGATTGAAGGAGGGGCATGCGGAATATTCTCCCAGTGCCCTGTGCAAGTATAAAGCTTCATAGCTTACTCCTAAAAAAAAATCATGCAGTTTTTTTGCACAAACATTTTGTGCGTTTATTGATGTTACTGCATTATTGCATTATATGCAAATGATGAAAAGTTATCTTGAACAATTAAATGTAATCTGCGCCCCAACAGGAATAAACTTGCTTACGTTTTTCAAGCAAGCTGGCGTGCCAACCTCAACCTATTACCGCGCCAAAGCAGGGAAGGATTTGCGCTTATCAACAGCAAGGAAAGTTGAAAGTGCGATCACATCTTACTCACTACACAAATCCGAAACCCAATACGAATAGCTGGCAACAGCTAATCGAAAGCCTTGCCCTACTCAGAAAGAATAAGGGCTATTCACAAGAGGAGTTAGCGCATCGCATTGGATGCCACTCCTCTCTCATCCACAAATGGGAGCAAGCAAAGCGCGTGCCTAGCGGGTTCATGTTCGCTTGTTGGTTAGATGCACTGGACGCGCAAATCAAAATCGAAATCGAAAGCCAAGCAGAATAATCTTGGAAAAGCTGCAACCTGTGAGAAATGTAAAACCAGCACACTCTGGTACACAGTCCTCGCCAACAAAGCAATCTACTGTTTAGATTGTATGGAGTATTATGGATGGCAACATCTCAGCGCAGTAAGGGAAGCTACCATGAAAGATGGTGGTGCGAATTCTTCAAAAAGAAAGGCCTCCAAGCGGAGAGGCAACCGCTATCTGGACAGTTGGGAGGCGAATTTGCTGGTGACATCAAACTCGAAACCAAGTTCGGACGATTGGTAGCAGAGAGTAAATACCAAGCAGAAGGGCGTGGGTTCTCATTCTTAACCAAGACCCACAAAGAACAGCCAGCCGATATCTATCTGCTCAAGCAGAAAGGTAAGCCGCATTTTATTTGTATTGAAGTGAGCAATCCACTGGTGGAGAAGTTAATTCGCTGGCTGGGCGGGGAGGAGTAAGCCCAGCCAGCGTATCATACCGCGCATGCAGGAGGTTTGCGCTGTTACATACTGCATTAATGCATTGTATTCGTCAACCCTCCTATGTTATACTGCAATTATGCAACAGGAGGATTGATGTTTCATCATATCGCATGGGCTATGAGAGCCGAAACACCAGACGCATTAACGCGCTGGCTATTGGTAGTGTTAGCCGACCACACAAATGAAGATGGCAAGTGCTGGCCTTCACAGGCAACGCTTGCCAAGCGCACAGGTATGGGGCGCTCAACAGTAAATCGCAAGCTGGAAATGTTAGAAGAGGCTGGTCTTATCAGCCGTGTATCTGGCAACCAAACACGCTCGACAGTCTATTATCTGCTAGTACCAGAGAGAGACAACCTAGTACCAGAGCGAGACAAGGTAGTACCAGAGCGAGACACTAAACTACCAATAAACAATAATACTCTCACAGAAGAGTGGGAGCCATCAGAAAAGCTAGTGAACGATATCAATTTGATTGCACATAAATCTAATCAGGAGATAGATCATGTCATTGAAACAGCTAAGTTCATTGCATACCATCAAAGCAACGGACGCAAAATCAAAAATACCACAGCCGCCTACAAACGATGGTGCCTCAACACTATCACCTTCGCAAAAAGAGATGGCGCTCGCCAAACTTCAGGACGACAATCGTTCCCATCAGCGGACGAACATGGTCGAAGATGGCGTAGCTTCATTAGTTCCGCTGGAAATAAAAATCAGTAAAGATTTCGAGTTGGTTCGCTACAACATTCCAGCAGATACACCGTTGGATAAGTTAGAAGCCGCCATGCGTAGGGTTGAAGCATCACTCATTCCTCTGCCGCAAGAAGAAATAGAACAGCGCCTTACCGTGCTGGCTATGCTTGTTACCATCCCTAAAGATTTCGATGATGAAATCCTCGCCCTCAAACGAAGGATTTTAGCAGAGAAATTACAGCAATGGCCAGCTGATATTCTGCTCGAAGCATTCGATAGCGTTGAAAAAAGCTGCAAATTCTGGCCGACACTCGCAGAGTTTGCACAGCATTGCGATTGGAAGCTACGACCCCGCAAACTTTTACGCGAAGAACTGCAAAAACGCATTGATTATCGTTAAATTGCATGGTACTGTTGCATATATGCAGGAGTTTGTTATGTCAAAATACACAATAAAATTAACTGAAGCCGAAGCTAAAGCGCTGGTTTCTCTTACTGAGGACAGCATTGTATCTCGCATGTTGAAGCAAAACATTCTCAAGGCTTTGTTACGCATCATCAACAAGATTGAAATGCAATCCGATTGGAGGACGTTCTAATGGAACGTAAAGGTTTTATCGGAGGTTCAGACCTCTATAGTATTATGCGCGGAGATTGGCACGACCTCTGGTTGGTCAAGACAGGGCGCAAAGAGCCAGATGATTTGTCTGGTCAGTTCAATGTACAGCTGGGCAATGAAACAGAAGCTTTCAATATCAACTGGCTTCATCAGCAAACAGGTTGGTTCAGCCACAGCGCTGAAGTAACCCGCAAGAACATTGCCGATGTACCTTATCAAGCAAGGCCAGATGGCATTGGCATGCATGACCACAGCAATGAGACGGCTATCATTGAAGCCAAGCATACTGGTGGTCACAAAAAGATGTCAGATATCTTGGCCTCTTACATGCCGCAAGTGCATCTGTATATGCGCGTGATGGATATCCATCAAACAGTATTTACTGTCATCTTTGGCAATCGCTGGGAACATTGCGTGGTTGATTACGACCATGAGTTCTGGATGAAGGTACACGCACAGGCGTTCAACTTCTGGCAACATGTGGTCGAGGATACAAGACCCGACACTTATGAAGAGGTCAAGCTTGATTGGACGCAAGTGAAGGTTGATGGATTGGTCAGCCGTGATGCCAGCCAAGATAATCAGTTTGTGAATTTAGCGCATGAGTTTGTGAATGCTTCACAGAATATGAGGCAACATGACGCCATCAAAAAAGAATTGCGTTCAATGATTAATGATAACGAGCGTGAGGTGTTCTGCGATTTGCTGACCATCAAGCGTGATAAGCGCGGTGCATGCCGCATCACCATAAACGAAGGGGCGGTTTAGCACACCCGCCCCTTCTAACACCAACTGCACACAAGGAGTATGCAATCATGGCACAAGATAATGTAGCCAAGCTGGAAAAGCAACCAGCCAAAACAGCAATGCCAAAAACTTTTGATGAAGCAATGCTGGCCTACCAACAGGAATCTGTTGTGGCTGTCAAAGACAGCAAGAACCCACACTTTAGAAGCAACTATGCCAGCTTAGAAGCTGTCATCGATGCGGCAGGTGAAGCAAACAAATATGGTTTGTACTTCATGCAACCCCTCGACCTTATCACCATTGGTGAAACTGTAGTGCAAGTTGTCAAAACCATCATTGTACACACACCATCTGGCGAGAAGCGCGAGAGCCTTTGCCCTGTACGCTCTAAAGATAATAACGACCCACAGAAGATGGGGTCGGGTATCACCTATGCCAAGCGCTACGCATTGCAGTCTGCGTTTGGTCTGCCATCAGAAGATGATGATGGCAACACAGCGGCACAAGCAAAGCCGCAACAGCCAACCACCAACAAACCCTCGGAGTTTTAAATGGAATACGATAACACAAATTCTGGTGCGGGGTTCTCTCCCCGCCCAGAGCAGAACATGATCCTCACTGGCAAGATGAACCTGCGCGGTGAAGATATGAATATTGTTTTGGTAAAAGATACCGACCATAAAGGACAGCCAATCATTGGCGTGTTCAAACGTGTCGGCGTTCTGTTTACCAACGACCAGAAGAAATCAGAAAAGGATACTGATTACTCTGGCCCCATTGAAGATATGCGCCTTGCCGCTTGGAAGAATACATCCAAAGATGGCAATCCGTTTCTATCTTTGAAAGCATCAGAAAAGCAGAACGGTTCTGCCCCTGCCCCTGTTGCACAGCAAACCGAAACAGCAGAGGCAATCGATGATGTTATACCCTTTTGAGGATATCAAAAATAACCTGCATCTGAGTGAGCAGGGCTTGCGATATCATTTAAAAAAGCATGACCTGCAATATGTAAAGATGGGTCATAAAAGGTTCTTCACCAAAGAGCAGTTAGATGAATTCTATTCCGCTGTATTTGAAATAAAAGGAGCAAACGAATGCTCTCAATCTACAAAAGAAAAGAAACCTACCACATCCGTGGTACTATCTCCGATGGTGACAGAGTGGTTACAGTCAGGCGAACTACAGGCCAGACTAACAAACGCAGAGCAGAAGAAATCTGTCGCTATGTAGAGGCCACCATATTAAATGAAATGAAGGGCGGCGTTAGTTCGTTGCCCTTCGTTGTTGCCGCTGATAACTGGCTGAAGATTAAACAGCGAGGCGGCACTGATACATATATTGTTAGCAAATTAAAAGAACATTTCGCTGAGTATCAACTTAATCATATTACCAAAGAAGCTTGGCAACATTTTATTAGTAGAAATTTATTCGGTGGCAAACCATCAAACGTAAACAGATATCGCGCTACTCTTGTATCGATACTGAACAGCGCATCTGTATCGCCAGCCATACCGAAAGAAAAAGAAATCAATGATAGGGTTCGCTTCCTTACCTATGAGAAACAAGAACAATTGCTGGCTGAATACCCAGAGTTTATTCGCCCATTGTTCATAACGCTTTGCTATCAAGGATTGAGATTGTCTGAGGCGCTTGGTCTCCGCCCTCATGATATCGACCTTGAAGCAAACACGCTGTTGGTAGAAAAAAGTAAGAATGGAAAGAGAAGGATTATTCCTTTGCATGATAGGGTGCGAGGGGTTTTCGTCTCCTTACCCTCTCGCCCTATTCTGTTTACCAACAGTAGCGGTGTACCCTACGCGGATGCGCGTAATCTGCGTGGGGTACACATCCGCGCTTGCCGCCGTGCAAGCGTATCAGAATTCACAATACATGATTGGCGTCACCACTGGGCATCACGATTAGTTATGGCTGGAGCAACCATGCCTGTGCTAATGAAGCTGGGCGGATGGTCGTCTGAGCGCATGGTACTGCGTTACGCATCTGTTTCAGACCAGCACATATCCGACACACTGCGGAGATTGAAATGAAAAAAAGATTGCAAAAACCGTTGCTTATAGATAACGTGTATTTCTTTGGTAAGGGTGAGGTCGCGTGTTCGAATCACGCTAGCAGCACCACCATTTTTACCATTTTCCCCTTTATATTCAGAGCCTTATGGAAGATATTTTTTCATTTGGTGATCTGCATTTTTGCAGTATTAATATCAATTTATATAATTGGTTATGCTTTAAGTTTGCAGGAAATGAATAGCTTCGACACAAATCCGACACAAAATTTATATCAACAGATAGAGGTATCTCATTATGAACGAAGAAGATAAACCCACCGCATTACATACGAGTGGAAAATACCAGCAGACCAGAGCCTACAATGTCGGCTTTATTGTTGAGATGTTTGTCGAGCGCAAGGTAAGAGCGTTTGATGAAGAGCAAGCAAAAGAACTTGCTGAAAACAGATTTCGTGCAAAGCATCAATCATTCATCCGCAAGGGATATACTGCTGGTGATATTGAACAGGTAACATGTGAGTTAGTTAAATGAGCAACATGAATAGATCGCAGATATTAGCAGATGCCGAAGCGGCGGTACGCAACCGTGGCGCGAATTACGGTTCGCCATCTGAAAACTTTGCACGCATAGCACAGCTATGGACAGCATACACAGATGTTGATTTTGCTGTAGAGGATGTCGGCGTGATGATGATGCTCGTCAAGCTTGGCAGATTGATGGAGAACCCGCACCATCAAGATAGCTGGGTAGACATCGCTGGTTACAGCGCCATCACTGCTGAAGCGATTGGCGAAACCTTAGATAATCAGCACCCTCTTGAGGGTCAGCAAAGCATTGAACCCAGCTAACAGGAGATGGATTATGCGGGTCGATAACCTGAAGGATTGCTTGCCCAAAGTTCTGCTGTTCAAAACCTTTAACGAAAGCGTAAGTGTCATGGAATTTGTAACCACGCGCACGCGCAAGCCATGCAGTCTTTTTACGCTCCACATCCTCGATATGAGCCAGCCCCCAGTTATGCCTGTGACCGCTTATGTACAACTCTGCGTGTCCCTTAAACCTAGCCATCTTGTTTTGGGCATGCAAAGAATTCCATTGAGAGTGACCCGGCATATCATGCGCCGCATGTATTCTGCACTTCCTGCCGTTGGGGAAGTTGATGGAGATGCGAGCCTCCCAGTCCTCACGCACGGTGTTAAGACCGCACATCCATTTGAGAGGATCACCCGCACCAGACCACATATCGTGGTTGCCGCCAATGAGAACCAGCGGATTCATCTCGCCAATCAACCACTCCACTAATTTCCACGCTGTTTTATGCGAGGTATCTTGCTCGCCATATAAGCGCCCCAGACGCCCAACCCAGTTGTTCTGGTGGTCGCCTAGCGAACAGCCATAGATGCCCTTGTACGCCTTCTGTAGCGCCAAATGAGAGCGCAATGAATCCCAATCGCAGTGATTGTCATCAATGTGTGGGTCGCCATACCATAACAAGCCGATTGGCTGGTCAGATTTCATCTCGATTTCATGCCAATGCTTTGCTTCTTTGTACTCTTTGCGCTTCTTAAAGCGAGCATGAAGCTGGTCTACCAGTACATCTACTGGCAAATCATCTTCTGGCATTTGGGGAATTACAAACTCGCCTGTGTCAGCGGTAGCTTTTTGAAGGTGTCGATGAAAGGTGGACTTTGACATCCCCAGGGCTTGTGCCGCTGTAACGACATTGCCATACATTTCATAGGCATCTAATATATCTTGGTTATTCGGACGTTCCATTACATTCCAACATCATATCTCTGAGTTCTCCACCCCGAATACCTACCTGCTGAAACCACAAACTATCTTCCATTTCGTATGCCACACGATCCCACGCTCTATCTTCTAATGCGGCAATCATTTTCTTAAATCGAGAGAAGCGAGGCCAGCCCATATTAAAAACCATTGAGGCTACTACGCACTGCGCCTGTTCTGGTAAATCTCTCCACCAGTACAAACGCTCATCGAGTTCGTTGAAAGTTTTCTGAATATCATCTTCAAGAATAATTAGCGCCGCACGCTCAGAAATGGGCTCAAGTAAATTGTGACCATAACCAATGGTCGGTACGCCTACTGTATCGTGATACATATCTAAACGTAGACCCTCATGCTGGGCTACAAG